TCGGCGTATTTATCTCGCATTTCCATGATGCTAGACCTCGAGCGGATGGGCGTTTCGTATGCAGCTTTAATATCGCTCATCCAGAGACATTTCGGTGGAGCTCCAACTCCAACGGCTTTGGAGAAGGGACGAATATGCAAAACCTCCCGAAAGGAGACGAGTGATGGAGATCTTGATAGTCTTCATCTGTATTGCAGGCTCTGATTGCTTCAATAAAACGAGCTTTATTTTAGAGAAGCATTGTTTGCAAGCTAAATCAGAAGTTAAAATAAACACCTTAAAACAGGGTGCAGAGACTCGTACCTTGGCGATATCTTGCATATCGAGGCAGCACTGAATGAAGTACAACAAGAAAGAAGCCCTTCGTCGTCTCTACCTCCGTATCTCCCCAGGGGAGAACGGTTGCACGAAATGGTCAGGAGGCAAAGACCGCGACGGCTATCCCGCCTTCTGGTATGATGGAAGGACTGGCCGAGCTGCTCGCCTTCTTTGGACCATCATCCATGGGGAGATCGAATCACACCTTGTAATCCGACACACCTGTGATAACAAAGAATGCCTCGAGCTCTCCCATCTCCAACTTGGAACAGCTACCGATAATAATCGAGATACTGTTTCCCGCGGGCGTTGGAGACGTAAATTTACTGGCCAAGGGAGAAAAAGCTATGCTTAGTTGCCCGTGGGGTTGCACAAAGGGAAGTGAGATCCTTGATTCGAGGAAGCTCACAGATACTGTCCAAAGGGTACGGAGGTGTAAACAATGTAAGAAGCTCTGGGATACTTGGGAAGTTGAACAGAATATCGTTGAAGAGCTCCGGCGTCTTCGCCGGTTTAGGAGGAGAATGGAAGATGCCTTTGAAGAAAGGTACAAGCAAGTCAACCGTAAGCCAGAACATTCGCGAGTTCCACACGGGGAACACCTATCGCAAAACGGAGGCGAAATTCGGGAAGAAGAAGGCGGACAAGCAAGCGGTGGCAGTAGCATTAGCTGAGAAGCGCAGGAGTGGAAGATGAGTCATCAATACCTCCATCCAAACACCTTTCTCTATCTAAAACCTTCACCTAGCCAAATGATGAAGATGAACCAAGGTAGGGAAGCGGCAGCAAAATACGCCTTGAATCTTGAAGTCATCATTCCTGATGGACCAGATAAAGTCTATATTCTCAGAAAGCTACGAAGTTTGGCAATGTGGGTCAACGTAGCAATCACCCGCAACCCCGATGGCTCACCACGTGGAGAATGAATAGATGGCTAAGCACCCTGGATTCAAGAACGTCGCTGCAAGTATGGCGAAGAAGCAAGGCATCTCGAAGGAGCGCGCCAGCGCGGAGCTCGCAGCCTCCACCCGCCGCGCAAGCGCGGGAGCGAAAGCTAAGAACCCGAATCTCAAGAGAGTGAAAGGTTAAACCTATGCCTCGGACTCGTTTACCTAATCGAAGGGGCGGCTTCAACATAGACTTCGAGTGCCGAGGTAACCTTTATACAGCTTTGCTCGGTTTCAACCGGCAAAACGAGCTCCGGGATGTCTTCCTGAGGTCTGGGAAGGTTGGAACCGAGGTCAACATCGTGATGATGGAAGCCGCCCTTTTGCTCTCCTTCTACCTCCAGCACGGGGGCACCGTTGAAGAGGTTCGAAATGCCATGCCACGGACACACAAAGGAAAGCCTGAAGGCCCTATCGGAACACTACTTGACCTATATACCCGCGAGCTCAGCGCTGATGTGCGGAAGGACCTCCTTTCATGAAGCTACCAAATATCCGGAAACTCTTCATGCCCGACAAAGGGAGGATCATTTGCGACGTCGATCTTTCCGGTGCAGACGCGCAGGTCGTTGCCTGGGAGGCCGAGGATGCGGACCTGAAATCTGCCTTTCGCAACGGGCTCGATGTCCACAACCATAACGGGGAGGCAATGTATGGGAAGTCATACAATCCGAAAGCGCCGGGCAAAATTAAACCAACTGTCCGCGACGAGCTTAAAAGCGGTGTCCATGGAACCAACTATGGAGCTTCCGCCCGGACTCTCGCTATCACCTTCGGCTGGCGTATCGCAGAAGCCGAAGCCTTCCAACAAAGGTGGTTCCAGCTCCACCCTGGAATCAAGGAATGGCACCGCCGAGTTGAACGTGATCTGCAACTCCGCCGGATGGTGTCGAATAAGTTTGGAAACCGGATCATCTACTTCGATCGGGCAGACAATCTTCTCCCGAAGGGGCTTGCATGGATACCTCAATCGACAGTGGCCGGAGTCACAGGCCGCGCTGCTCTTAATCTTCGCGCTAAGCTCCCCTGGGCAGAAATTCTCCTGCAAGTTCACGATTCCATCATCTTCCAAGTCCCCACTCACCGCTTTACTGCGGCATCTTTCCGCGAGGTCCGCGATGTGCTTACAGTCCCAATCCCGTATCCAGATCCCCTTACTATACCATGGGGACTCGCCGCCTCCGCCGAAAGTTGGGGAGATGTTAAGAAGTACAAGTGGGAGGAGCTCCAATGACCCTATTTCGCTCACCGCAATTGCGAATGAAGGTAGGAGAACCGCTGGACAGCTCCGCCGGGCAGTTGAAGCTTTTCAAGCCAAGGCGGCTCTACAAGGAGAAGAGAACCCTACCTCAGTGTGAAGGCCTTGCAAGGTATACTGGCTGCCCGGGACTCCAGGAGCACCCCGAGCAGTGCAAACACAAGGCGAGGCATTTCTTCAATGGGAAGCACTTCTGCATGAAGCACCTCCGGGTGATGACGAGGGAGTTGGGAGATGGTTAATGCGCGCGCACGAGAACTGGATCGACGCTTTCGTCCAGCACCAACGATACTCCGAATCCCCCCAAAGCTTCCACTTCTGGACAGCGGTCAGCACCGTGGCTGGCGCCTTAAGGCGAAGGGTGTGGATCAATCAGCTCCACTTTCAGTGGACGCCCAACATGTATATCATACTAGTTGGTCCCCCGGGTGTGGCTGCGAAATCCACCTCTATCCGGAACGGATTGAACTTACTCGAAGCTGTACCGGGCATCTGCTTTGGGTCACAGAGCTTGACATGGCAAGCATTGATCGAGGCCTTCTTACAAGCAAGCGAGGTCCTCGAGCTACCCGGCTTGCCAAAGGCCCTTACTATGTCCTGCTTGACAATTGGCATTTCGGAGCTTGGAACATTTTTCGATCCTTCGAACAAGGAGTTCGGCGACCTCCTCACGGCTATGTGGGACGGACAAAAGGAAACCTTGCGCCGCCGGACGGTTGGCAAGGGGGAGCAAGTTGTATACAACCCCTGGCTGAACATCATCGGGTGTACCACCCCGAGCTGGCTCAAGGACCGCTTTCCGGATACTATGATTGGTGGTGGGTTAACAAGTCGTATCATCTTTGTTTACGGGGACAAAAAAGAACAGCTCATCGCCTACCCATCTGAGCAGATCAAGGATGCGGATTATGATAAAGAGGAGCAATTTCTCCTTCACGATCTCATTCAAATATCTCAACTTGCAGGCGAGTACAAGCTCACTCCTGGTGCAATCGCTTTTGGTACTAAGTGGTACGCTCATCATAATAATGGAGGACTCCCAGCTCATCTGCGCTCCGGTCGCTATGATGGTTACCTTGCTCGCAAGCAGACTCATATCCATAAGCTTGCTATCATCCTGGCCGCAGCTAAGCGAGATGATCTACTCGTGGAGGAGGAGGATCTACGTGAAGCTCTCGCCTACGTGGAAGGAATAGAACCTGATATGATGAAAGTCTTCAGCTCAATAGGAGTCTCAGATGAAGCCAAGGTAGCGAATGAAGTCCTCAACCTGGTGAAGAATCACAGGGAGATCAGGTATCAAGATCTATGGAAGCTCTGCTTCACCACCCACTCTCAGAAGGCTTTCGCGGAATCGCTGAAAGCTGCAAAGGACGCCGGATATGTCAAGTATGAAGGTGATTCGACAAATCCGAAGGTGATCTATGTCTCCCAACGAAAGGCGAATTGAAGAAGGAGTTGCGAATTGGATACTCGGAGGAGTGGTGATAGCATGTGCGAGTCCGGCCATCACCTTGAATGTCTGGCCGCGAATCCAAAATATGTTGGACTCGGGATTAAGCTCGAATCAACTTGGTATTGTGCTCCTTGTGACGCTATCTGCCCTGGGGATGACAGCTGTGCCGTTTGCGATGAAAAAGGCGCCCAACCGTGGTTTCTGGTGGACCTCTCTCGTATTCGGCATTGGTTTACTAACTCTCAACTATAGCATGGCCGTGGGGGCTATCGGGAAGGTACGTGATGAAGACGCGGGGACTAAACAGCTCATCATCTCTCGAGCGGGCACGCTCAAGAGGCAAATCGAAGAAACGCGTAAAGTTCGAGACGGACTTCCCAACTTCCGCCCAACTTCTGCGGAGATGGTGGATTCGGCGCGTGCTGCTGTTACCTTGGCAATACAGGCGCGAGACCAGGAATGCGGACGAGTAGGAGATAACTGCCGTGCAAGACAAGCCCAAGTTGCTACGCGTCAAGCTGAACTCCAAGTTCTCGTTGGAGACAGATTGGTTAATGAACGGGCTGATCATCTCTCTGCACGGATCGATCAGCTCTCCAACGATCTACTATCCCTTGGACCTGTCCCTCTCGGAGCTGATATGCAAGCTTCAAGAATTGCAGCTCTCATTGGAGCAATGCCAGAGCGAGTAGCTGATGCCCTCATCACCGCTCTAGCTCTCGCGGCCGAAGCCTTCGCTCTAGGTATGCCGAGGATCATTGTGACAGCTCTTGGGAAACCGGCCCATTCCGCTAGTGGCATTGCCCGCCCCACGGGCGGGCACTCACCCCCCAGCCCGGCGCCCGTGGCCGGCGGCCGCCCAAATCCACCAGCGCAAAAACCGAACCCTGCCCCGACTCCTCTCCCCGCATTCCCCAAGAAGAAACAACCAGCTTCTAACATCATCCCTCTCAACCAGAAGGTGAACTGAAATGGAACTTGCATGGTGGATCATCACGGGCATCACAACCGCAGCTTGCATTGGCTGGTCAGTCTACTGCCTCCAATGTTGGTTCTTCGATGACGTTTGTGAATTCGACCCCCTTTGGGACTTCGAGGATTGGAAAAGATGAGTGACCTCTACTTCGAGTTCCTGATCGGCTTCATCATCGGCCTCGTCACGGGACCCATCGCCTTAGCTTTAATCCTACCTCTCGCTGATAAGGTGATGCGATGAAGCTCCTTAGGTGGATATGCTGGCTCCGCGGCCACCGCTTCCACCTCCAATTCCAAGGCGATAATGATCTCCCTGTCTATCGCTGCTTTTGCAAAAAAGAAAAGGAGATCTTAGAATGAAACGGGGATTCACAGTTCTCGAGCTTATCTTCGGAATCATAGCTTGTGCCATCCTGGCCGGCTTCATTGTGTGGTACTTCAAACCAACTCCTGCGAGAGCGCAGGAAGACTCGAGGTGGCTTCGACAAGCCTTCACCTATCACCACCATTACCGTCCTCGGTACTTCCGGGGACCCGCCTACCGACGCTACGACCCAACTGTGGAAGAAGTGGAGAGAATTGCAGAAGAAGAAAGGTGCAGAGGACCCCGGATTGAAGCCATCGGGGAGGAGCATGCATCCCAAGATGCAGCCCTCAAAAGCGCGGACAAGAGGTGGCAAGCATCCGTCCGCTTCGACTTCGGGGAGAAATGGATGGATCTCACCTATGCGAGACGTTACGAATCAAGATGTCAGCGAAGCAGTACGGGGGAATCTCTTGCTGCTAAAGTAACTGACGCGATCACTGGAGGGGGAGCTCCAGTCCTGTATCGCTGCAAGGTGTGGGCTATCAGATGCGTTGCCCCGAGGAAGAGAGGAGCTGAGGATCAGTAATGGCAAAGATCTACCTCGCATCGAGTTGGCGGAACGAGCGCCAACCTCATATTGTTTCCTGGCTTCGAACTGCTGGGCACATGGTCTATGACTTCCGTAATCCACCGGATGGCCAAGGTGGATTCGCGTGGTCCCAAATCGACCCGGATTGGAGGGATTGGACCGCCAAGGCCTTCCGCTTTGAGCTCTATACCAACCCGATCGCCCGGCACGGCTTCTACCAAGATCTCTCCGGGATGAAGTGGGCAGATACCTGCGTGCTCCTCCTCCCGTGCGGCCGCTCCGCCCACCTCGAAGCTGGATGGATGGCGGGCGCGGGGAAGAGGGTTGTTATCTATACTGAAGATGGAGAGGAACCAGACTTGATGTATCTGCTGGCGGATAAGATTGTGATCGACATGAGTGAGCTCTTGGAGGCCCTCAAATGAATGATGTAGCTCAAACCTTGGTAGAGAGAGGTAAGAGGTATGGAAGCTTTAAAACCCACGCCTACATCTCACAAGAGTTCAAGCTTATGATGCGGTGCTCTCCCGGTTGGGATAAGCTTACAGCTTCTCAAAAAGAAGCTCTCGATATGATCCAACACAAGATAGCTCGGATCCTGAATGGGGACCCGAACTACCCAGACTCCTGGCATGACATCGCGGGGTATGCGAAGCTCGTTGAGGATGAACTCATTTCACTTTCTCAACTCGCACACCTGGGTAGAGATCCATTATCTTCTGCGTGACCAGGATATCTTTCTTCGAGGTCGCGAGGAACTCCTCCATCAGCCCCTTACTCGTGAGGCGTTGATGGATGGAGTTCCTCAAGCTTTGAGTCGAGATCACCAGGGTCGGATACTCCTTCGCGACTTGATCATTAAACGCCTTAATCGCATTCGCCACATCCTGCAGCGCTTCCGGGTCCTTCTTCACCATCGCGGTTTGGAACTGGATATATAGATCCGCCTTCCGGGCTGTGTACGTTTGGGTGACTTCCCGGGCGGCCCTAATCATCTCCCATTTCTCATTCACCTTCGTCGGTCTGAACCCAAGAGCTTGAGCTGCGATCGTAGTAAGATCATCCGGGTCTGTCGGGTTGAACTTCGCAATCTGAGCTCCAGCTGCTGTGGTCTCCGCCTGCGGATCCACCCCATACCGATACGCAGCTGCCCATCCTTTCATAAACCGCGGGAGCAACTGCTCCCACTTATGCGAATCCACCTGGTTGGGCGCCATCATAAACTGCATCATGGACATAACCTGCCCATAACCCGCGCCCGCAGCCCGCTGAGCTGATTGCGCCACCATATCATTCCACTTCTGATCCGTATTGATCCCATGTAGCATCTCTGCAAGACCAGGTACGATCCGCCCCATTGATCCATTAGCTGAGGCGTCAAATCGTGGAGCTCCCCACCCTTCGGGCAGAAGGCCAAGACCAAAGCCATATCTGGATATTCCATGCATGAGAAGGTCTGGACCCACTTCATCGAAGATCGTACCACGCGTGACAGCTCTTGCGAACTCCCGGGCCTTACCCTGGAGGTCGAAATCCGCGCCGAATAGCTTCCGCATGAGCAGCCGGAGTAACTCATTTGCCTCATCACTCCCCGGTAGGCCCTGGAGCCCGTACATAAAGGCCATCAGGGCAAGCATCTGGAACATCGCCCCATTGAAGCGGATGGCATAAAGCATTGAGTGGGTGTACTTGAAGAAGATCAGGAAGTTCTTCGCGAGCGGGTTCCGCATGAAAGGTGCATCTTGATCCTTCCCATACTCGAATTGAGTTCGTTTGATTGCATCCTTTGCGTAGAGGAAAGCCAAAGCTTCCTGCTGCGTCATCCCCAACCTCGCGCGGAGATCCGCCGCCTCCTGCGGGCTCGTCAGGTCAATGAGCTGCATCGCCTTATTATTCGTGGCCGCGTACTTCAACCCCAGATCATACGCCACCTTGAACGTGAGCTCCCGGTTGAAGTGCTCTATCGCGGAGAACATCTTCATCCCGCCCCACTGGAGCCCACGCCAGGCCTTCTGCGCCTTGGTCCCGGAGAAGAGCTTCATCAAATTGTACCCTTCAGCGAAAGCTCCCAGCTCCGCCGCCTGCCCCACTTCAATGTATCCCTGCCTCACCATCTCCCCTCGAGCCATCTCGAAACGGGGATCACCTACCGCATATCCGTTCGTCGCTTTCAATGCATTAAGCCCCTGGCTTAATACGGCGTTTCCGTCCCCAAATCCGAAATCAGCTACCAACTTGGGCCACAGCACCATATACGGTTGAGTGAGGTTCATAGCCGCCGCGGCGGGACTAAAGCCTAGCATCCACAGTGCCATGAAAGCTCGGAACTTCCCCCCATCTCTCCCACCCTCCATCATATAATCAAAGTGATCCTTCATATACTTCACAATCGCCTGCCGCTTCGCAGTATCTTTAACACCTGGGGATGTGACCGTATTATTCACCTGATTGATCGCGCTCTGGAGATCATCCATATACGCGAGCCGTGCAATATACCTGCTCCCATACATGAAGTAGTGAGCATAGGTTCTCAGGGCATCCATACTATAACCTGGGATCCCCTTGGCCGGCATCCACCTCCTTCTAAAGCTCCTATCCGGAGCATGATGAGCTTCGAACTCCTCAAGCAAGGCTTCCATCTTCGCTTCATCCGCCTTACTCAGCCCCATCTTATCCAATAAGAGCTCCTTAATAGACCGGATGAGCGGCCCCGGAAGAGACATCAGCTCACTCATCCTAGGATCCACCCTACCTATCGTAAGATCGGTCCCTGGGTACTGCCTCAAAGCCTCCCGCGCGGCCGCATCTCTCTGGCTCTGCGTCATATACGCATTCGCATAAACCAGCTTATTATTATTGTTCGGGTCCCTCAAAGCTAGGGTGAATTCCCCAAACCTCACCATCGGGAAGTACGGCTTCTCCCGCAGATCATTCATCTCCTTCGTCAACGCCGCCTTCGCGGTCGCATACGCAGTCGAGGTCACCCCATGCCTCTTCACCAGCAACTTATCCCGTACCTGTTCAACCTGATTGAGGAAGGCCGCGAAGTCGTTCGCAACCATCCGAATCACATTCAACCCTTCCGCCGTCTTCACCCCCGCTCTCTTGAACAGCCGATCCAGTTCCCCTCCCGGGACCACGGGATTCCCAGCTAAGAACTGCCCCCAATTACTCGGGAGCCGGATGATCTTATTCAACACCTCATTCGGCAACCGATAATTCATCTCTGTCAACATAAACAAAGCTTGCGCTACCGCATCTCTCTCCTTTGGATCCGTGACGTTCTTCTCCCAATACCGGGCAGTCTCATCCGCCTTATTGAGCCAAAACGCACCGAGCTGCTTCATCTTCTCCGTCAGCTCTCTATACATCTTCAACCCAACAATGTGCAGATTCCTCCAGGTGAGCTGATCCAGGGTCCACCATACCTTCGTGAACTTCCCAATCCGATCCATCTCATGAAAGGTCTCATTCGTGGTCCGGCTCCCCACCACCCTATCAATATCTCTCGCGTGCCCATATCCTGTCAGCTTCTCCCACATCTTCCGGCTACCATAGCTCAGAAGGGTTTCCGGGGCGGCCTGATCAAAACTCATCCCGTGCTCAAGCGCCCTCTGAGCTTGTGAGTTGAACTGCGCTTGCATCTGGCTCGCAGTCCACATATCCTGCGTGGAAGCCTCATTCGGGGTCCCCAAGCTCTGCATGAGCTGCCCCTCTTGAGCCCGGGATCCTTCCCGGATCATTGATCCCTGAACCCCATCCACCATCAAGTTCTTCTTCAGCGAGAACATCTCCTCCAATCTCGGATCATTCCACGCCTCCTTACTTACCTGATCATAAAGCTTCGAGTACCTCTGAAGCTCTTTCGAGATGGTCGCGAGGGGGTACTCGCTTTGACCCACCTTGCTCTTCCCCAGCTCCTGGCTCCAGAACCCAGCCATCTGCCGAATGTGATTCGGGCTAAACCACTCATTGCTCCTCTTATCCAGCACGTAATAATCGAAGACTCCCTTCCACTTGGTATTCCTGGCCGCCCACGCATAGATCACCTTCCCTTCCTGCGTCGCGGCTGCAGGTGGAACAAGATCATCCTGGGTCAACCCGAGATCCCTCAAGACGTGAATTGCGATCCGGGCGGCAAACCCGGGGCGGTCTGAAGCTAGATCCTGGACATGATAACCCTTCCTCCAATCCTTCTCCAAGATCACATGCCCAATCAACGCGCCAAGGCGCTTCAACGCCGGGTTCGCCCCCGTCGGTTGAACACCTTTCTTCTCGAAAAACATATATGAGATCGCATCGGAATCCTGCTTCGAACCTCCATAATATTCACTCGCCATCCAGATCCCAGGTTCCACTTCAATAACCTGATTCGGAACCATCTCATTCCTTCTCGCCTGGTCAATCGAGTTCAGAAGCTGCGCCTTCTGCTTCACCACCCTTTGCTTATCTGCATTATTGAACCTCTCAAGCATCTCCCCGGAATAGAAGGCCCGAATCACATCCTCCCGCGTCTGGAACCCGAGACCTTGCACCGCATTCTTGATCCTCTCAATCAGCTGGAGGATCCAATTGATCACCCCTCGGCCTTCCTCCGAATACGCAACCCCAGTATCCGCGAAATCCTGAATATAATAAGCCCGCAGTTCCTTCTCATACCTCTCCTTATAGGTGACCTGGAACCAGGTCTCATCTTTCTTCAGCTCTTTCTGCTCCTGCCTCACCGAATTCCGAAGTTGAGCTGCCATATCCGGCGGGAAGATCTGATCTTCTTTCCCCTTGATATCCTTCATCAAGATCGCAATCGCATTATCCGGAATAATACCTAAAGCCTCATACGCATGCATCAACTCATGCGGGATGAAAAGCCGGGACTCCTCTTCCGCGTTCGCGGTATTCAAGGTCCCTAACGCGATCTCAATAAACTGCATCATCTTCGCGGGATAATACACCCACCTCGCAGTCGCCGCGCTCGGGTTGAACTCAACCCCCGTGTACTCTTTAATCACGTTTGGATCCAGGGCCCCGGGCTGGAGCACAAGCCCAACGCCCGGCGGGATCATCCGGGCATAGTTCTCCAGCTGATTCGCCACGATATTCGCAACACTCATTGCAGCAGGTGTATGCCTCAAATCCCCAGGAGGCTTCAGCAGCGCCTGCTGTAAGGTGAGCTGGGAATTCGCTTTCCTCGCCTTCCCATACTCCCGCATATACTCCATAAAGGCGGAGAAGAAGTGGTCTGGGTAGAGAAGGTTCGTAATCGCCGCCTGGGATATGTTCCCCCCATTAAAGGTGCGGACCCACGCTTCCAGCTTCCTTGCCACCCCCGCTTGAGCCACCTCTATATGCGTAAGAGCCTGCGCGTCGGAGGTCATCCACCTCCTGAATTGCTCTGCCATCCATTCAGGGAAGGTGGCCCAATACTGCCTATTCAACGGATGGGGATTCCCATACGAGGTGAAGTTTGTCTTCGAATAGCTCCTCATCCTCCCCGCGAGATTCGCCTTCTGCCACGCATAAGTAAGCCCATCCTGGATTGCGGAGGGCAGCTGCATAAAGTACCTCAAAGTGACGAGGTGCCCAATCTCATGTCCCAGCAAATTCAGGAGGTGCAGATCAAAGTCCTTATTCAGAAGCAGATCATCCCGGACACCATGAAGAGCTCTCTGTTCTGCCAAGTTGTCCGGCACCAACACCACTGCCCCGCGTTCGGTCAGAGCTGCCCCGGTCCCATGGATCCCAAACTGCGCCCCATTATCCGTTAAGATAATCGGAACGGGCTCGGTATACCCGATCGATTTAAGCACCTGCCTAATCTTCGGCAGGGCCTTCTCAATCACCTTCACCATCCTTTCCACAAGCACCGAGTTCTCTAACTTGATGTCCGGCATCACCTGAATCGCAGACTGCCCTTCGAGCGCGGGCCGCGATTGCCGATCAATCATCTCCTGCTTCCGATCATAAACATTCCGGATCCCAGGAGTAAGCTTTGAGAGATCTGTCCTCTTCATGAGGAGATCTCCATTCGACATCCGGGTGAAATCTCCCGGCTTCGCCTTATTCCAATCAATACTCACCAGGATCCCAGAGCCCCCGGCCGGGATCTGCCTTTCATCCCCCCGGAAAGGTGTCAGAAGCCCAGTACTCGGCTGATACCACGCATTCTCCTGGCTGCGCTTTGATAACCTCCCTGGATCCATCGCAGGCCCAACAGTCCGGACCCCTGCGGTATAGTAGAATCCAGCTCCCCTACTCGGCACCACCCTTAATCCCATCGTGAGGAGGGGTCCATACTTATCACCTATAGACTTCTCAAACGCAGCTCTCGTTGCGGAATCCACCAGAATCTGATGCTCCGTGGCATTCGCCATGAGGTAAGTTTCCTCATACTGCATCATCATCTGCTGCTTCTGCTGCGCGCTCAGCGGCCTCCCCGGCATATCCGCGAACCACACCTTCCCACTCTTCGGATCAGCAAGATCGGTTACGTGGGCTGAAATCCCAACCGCCTGGAGCGAGGCCGGGTCGACCCGCACCCAGCTCGGCTTCACATCCTGGGTTCTATAAAGCGAATCATGGAGCTCGATCTCCGTATCCGTGAGGATCCGATTCCCGAGGCTTCCATCCGGCTTCTGCTCAATATACCTCAGAGTCGTCCTATCAATATGATTCAAGATGGCTTCCCTCGCCATCTCATCATTCCTCACACTAGCAGTCAGAGGTCCAAGCCCCGTGACATCATCTCGAGGTGATTTCGGAAACGCATTCAAGATCTCCATATTCCCCGCATCAAAACCCTGCGGAGCCATCACCATATTCCTCAAGCTCGTAATCGGACCCTCCGGGACCGACAGCTCATTAATCGCTCCCGACCCACCATGAGTAGCTCGGTTTTGGAAATTCTCAACCTCTCGGATCTTCTGCTCAACCTGATCTAGCTGTTGATTAAGCTGCTTATTCCTCGCCGGGTTCTTCACCTCATCATTATTCCAAATATCCTGCAGCAGCTTCGTGTGCTGATCATACAGCTTCTCGAGTTCCGGACTGATCTCCCCCTTAGGCGGTGGCTCCCCGGGTTGGAACTCCGGCGGGATCTGCCCGGCAGTGAAAGTCCTCCTATCTCCTATTGGTTGATCCCCCAAAGCTTCGCGTGTTGCCGCTGCTGCTTCAGCTCGAGCAAAAGGCGCTCCGTACACAGCCCCAACAGCGAATCCAGTAGCTCCACTTTCAGCCGCCCGTAGGAACCCTTCACCTTGGTACCAAGGCGTGGCTCCAGTCCCAAAGAAACTGTAATTCGGATCGGAGTACTTCCGCGCCGCAATATCAATGAGCTCTTGCGCATATTCAGTTGACCCCTCTTTAAGTGCAGTCTTACCTAGAGCTCCCAATGCACTGGTCCCCACCACCGTAGAAGGTGAGATCATGTGCCGGGCAATGGACATGGGAGCCCACAGCTCGAGTAAGCCTTTAGTCAGACCAGCCGTTGCAGACAAGCCGGCCTGTGGGCTCCCTGTCACCTCGAATTGTTCCTGACTCGTATTCGCCCCCTCCATCGCGGAGCTCAAAGCATACGTCGGGACCGCTGCTCCCGCGAGCATCGCTGATTCAGCTGTTCCCTTCGAGATGAGCCCCCGTTCTAGGAGCTGAGACATCGCGAGCTTGGTAGTGAGCGCCCCGCCTCCAGCCGTCGCCATCGTAGCTAAAGTAGTGATCCCCTGTTCACCTAGCTTCTCAATCAACCAGTACCCAAAATCCTCCGGGGAATGCACATTCTTAAACAGCTCATACTGCGAATCCCCATAACCCTGTAAGATGTTTTGCGCCTCCTTCGCCTTCTCCACTGCCCCAACTTGATCCCCCTGGCTCTCATTATACATGGATTGCAAGGTCGGAATTATCGCCTTAAACTGTCCATAATTCCTCGCCACCCCGGAAGTGAAGAGCCGGGTCATCTTCCCAACTACACCTTCATCCTCCAACCCCACATTCTGCACGAACTGCTCATACGGGACCGGGGTTTGTTGATTACCTCCCAACCCTTGCAGGAACTTCTCATAAGAACCTGTGGCATCCAAATCCGGATTGGGTACAGTAGGAGCGGGAGGAGCCCCTTCAGCAGGAGCTCCAAGCCCATTCAGGAAGTCCTCATAATCACCCATCTACTTGATTTCCTGCCCTGAGGTATCAGTCTCGGGATATCCAAACAACCTTCGAATCAAGTTCGAGGGAGCGTAGCTCTTCGCCGGCCCACTCGGAGCTCCACCTCCACTCGGCGCGAGATCAGGATACTTCATCTCGAGCTCCCTCTTGAAGGCGGGATTCCTCGCATTATCATATATCTTCTTCCTCGCCGTCGGATTTCCCAGGTCCTTCTGCAGCTGAGCTCCGTTCGCGGGATCGGTCATCGCCTTGTCAAGAATTGGCGTTCCGCTAGTGGCACTGGGCGCTGCGCCCGTCGGGCCCGTACCCCCCGGCCCGGCCGGCGAGGCCCCTGGCGTGCCCGATCCACTAGCGCCAAACGGCCCTCCGCCCTTTTCGAGCCCCATTTGGACCGCCGCATCGTACAGCTGCGCCGCCTTGCTCTGAATCAAGCTCGTTCGCGTCAAATCATCAATCGTCACGTTCCCTAGCGTGTCATTCACCGCCTTTCTCGCCAAATCCAAGTACTTAGCTCCTATTCCCGGGGGTGCTTTCTGCAAGGCCATCGTCGCCCGCTGAATACTCGCATCAGCCCGAATCTCGGCTGCAGCTGTTCTCGAGTCCGCCGTGATTTGAGCTACCTTCTCATGTGAAGCCCTATTCGCCGCCCCCTCACTCTGGGTGAGCTTCCTTCCCTCCTCCTGATTCATCTGCTGAAGCTGAGCTTCCGCACTCTTCCCCCTCGCTTCACCAAACGCACCCAAACCTTGAGCCACCGCACCCGCGGTCCCACCCCATTGGGGCTGAAGCATAGCAGCTGCCATACTGAGCAACCCGGCCTGGTTCTCCGGCTTGTTCAAGAACGCCGACCAACCACCTGCAGCTGGAGTCGGGGCCGCCTCCTCCGGGATCTGGCCGCCCAACCCCAGGAGATCGTCAAGTCCTGCCATCTCAATACCTCCCACCACGGATCAAATCACCCAAATACGGGGTCGGGCTCACAACCGGCATATGCTGTCCCAGGAGCCTGGCGATCAGCTGGGTTAAGGGATTATTCGCGTTCGCCATCGCATGGATCTCCGGAGCCTTCGCCCCGCCCGGAACCCCGGCAGCAGTAACAGGTTGCGTTTGCGGAGGCCGGGTAGCTCCGACCAATCCCGCGAGTGCTTTCGCTTTATCTTGATCACTCGGGCCCGCTGCAGCTGGAGCCGCGGGAGTCGTCCCAGCTGGATTACCCGGACCCGGAGCCGTAGCTATAGAGCCGGTACTGGTATCAGAAGGTATAAGTGCCCCAATCGGGGAATACCCGCCACCCAGATCCGAGGTCGAGAGATCCGGAGCTGGAGCCGGGGTCGCTGGAGCTGGAGGTGGCCCGCCCAGCGACATCCCACCTGACAACGCCGGGGATCCTCCCGGCATCTCACCTGGAGCTCCTGCTGGATTGAAAAGACCTCCAATCCCGCCCGGGAGCATAGAAAGGAATCCAGCTCCGCCTGCAGGGTTCGCATTCGGAGGCGGAATTCCGCTCTGATCCAACAAAGGTCCCGCAACCGACGGGTTGGAGCCCGCGAACTGGGCCAAAAGTGCACTGATCCAGCTATCCATTTCTACCTCCTTACGAGAACCTGTTCAACAGGTATCCACCCAAGCCACCAACTCCAGCTCCGATCGCCGTTCCCACTCCCGGGAAGATGCTTCCAATCATAGCTCCCGTCGCCGCTCCACTTCCCGACGCCATCAGCGGATTCACCTTCGGTACCGCTCCAGTCCCGGTGCTCACAGTAGTTCCCCCCGGCATCCCGGAGATCAAGCTCATAAGCATCGAAGCCTGATCATACGGCAGCTCTTGCTGGCCGTAGAACCTCCGAATCACTTCATCCAGCTGCGCCTGAGCTTCAGCTCGTTTTTGCGCCCCCACTGCAGCTTCCATATCCGCGGGCATGAGCTGACCAGCCATCACCTGACTATTCATCCCCTGGGCAGCCTTCATCGTATCCAAGCCCTGCCCATACGCCTTCGAATACATATCCGCAACGGTATTAGCTACATTCTTCCCCGTCTCCGCTGCACCTAAGGCTTCCGCCTGAGCTCCCTTACTCGCGCCCCCGGAATACATACCTCCTGCTTGAATGGTCCCACCTCGAATATTCGGCAGCACCTTCTGCAAGAAGTCCCTCGTTGCAGCATCGCTCACACCTGCTGCCGAACGCTGCAGATATGGATTATTCGCGGGATCTAGCATCAAGTTCGGATCCAGCATCGTCTTCTGAGCTAATGCGCTCGAGTTCGCAAGATCTTGAGCCGTCCCGTGACTCGTCATCAGGTAGCGATTTTGGGCGGCAGCCTCCTCAGGCGTCTGCGCGGCAATCCCAGTTCCACCATACAGCTGGAGCGGATTGTTCGCGAAGTTCGAGGCGTAAGGGAAGGCGGCGTTGAAGATCGCCTTCTGCTCAGGCCCCAATTCAGTTGTAGTCTTCTGCGTCGTTACCGGAGGCGCTCCACCACTCATCTTAATTCCTCCAACATATCGCCACGTTTTTTCGCATCTCGATGTGAGGAGCCATTACATAGCCCAGAGGCTTCAAAAGCTTCTCCCACCCTTCCCGGCCCCCGAACCGGATCTCTTTAGCACCTTGCATGCAGGCATACCGTTCTACCTTCTCCATCCCCGCTTTCATCGCAGGTCTAAAATCCCGCCCCCCGAGCCACATAATATGATAGAAGCTAGCCTTCGCATGCCGCTCCCATCCACATATCATCGCAATAAACACCTCCCACTTATCATGCCCGATCCACAAATCCAGCTTATCCATCATCAAAGACTCATATACCTCTTTGAGATCCACCATATCCAACCACCCAGCATGATTCTGCTCAATCAGCTGGGAGACCTCCTCCCAGACCGTAGGGATGCAAGGTATATCTACAAGCCCTACATTTGTCCTCATTTATCTCTCAGCTCCTCTCGCTTCTTCACATCCTGCGAAAGGTGATCGAACTTCCTCTCGAGATAGCTCGCATACCCTTTCCAACATATCCCATTCTGCTCCACCTCCGGCACCTTATATTCCTTCGCCCCGGCATCCAGACACACTGGAGCCTTCTGCCGGCGCAAGAGCGCCGGATCCGTCTTAGGTTCCTGGTTTTGACTGCTTACCAGCTTTAACTGCGGGAGCGGATTCGTCGCGCAGCCAGAGGCGAGCATTAGGAACCCGGCAAGCATTGCAGGCGTCAGAAAGCGGGATCTTATCACGTTGATTCTCCATCAAATGGGCGGCGCTTTCGGCCGCGACTGAAGCTTCTGTCTCTTTCGCCGCGAGCTTAAGCTCAAGAGCCTGGATCTGCTTCGACTTCGCGAGCTCGCTCTTCTGCAGCTTCTCGGTCTCGGACTGCAAGGTGAGGGTCCAGGCCGCGTCGCAAGCAGTCTTTGCATCCTCCCTCAGCCAGGAGGCGGCGGCACCCATCGCAACGCCAAGACCTAAGATGATTGTCCCAGTTCCAGTGAAACTGTTGAGGCCGGTTATCTTCGCCCCCCATTTAAGCCACTCCAACATCCGGATACTCCATCTTGTTCAATTCTATATGAGGTGTATCATGCAGCGTCTTCCATACCCCACCCCATACCACAGGTATGTTAAGCTCAGCCGCGCAATCAATGAAGAGGTGAGCTAGCTTTTCCATCTCACGCTCATCATATGTAACGCGACCGCCAGATAGAGCAACAAAATCAATTGCAAAACCACCCAGATGCCTCGAGTGCATCGTTTGGCTAACGCCTTTAGCCACGTTAAGCTTTTGTTGCTCCACCGTACGAAGGCCTTCCGTGATGATGAAATCAGGATCTCCATCGCACTTCTCAGCAGCAAGCTGTACCACACGCAAGAGATCCGGATGTACCCCGTCCAGCGCATGTAAGCTCCTTTTACTCAAGCTAATACTCATCAGTCCATCTTCCTCCAGCTACCACTCCGATACCCGTAGAACCCCCTCCCACTTCCAGGATTCCAGTTCGTCCCATCCGCGAACACCACCATCCCTTCCCGGGGCTTGCTGGGCGCTACATTCAGCACCTCCAGCTGCGTTTGGGTGAAGCTTTGAAAGGTACGGGCGATCTGTGTAAGCTCCCTTTCCACCCACTCTTGAAGGGATTTCGCATCTCCCTTCCCATGATACGGAACTGGCGCGTAATCTGCCATCACATCTTCCCCAATCCAGCAACCTCAAGCCCATACCCCTCAACCTGCCACGGAGCATCTGAGGTACTCTCCATCCGGACCGCGAGAGCCCGTCCATTAACCGGCGGATCCACATCACAGAACCCCAAACTCTTATCATAAATCACCGGATTACACCAAGTCACCGGGGCATCCAAATCCAAGCTGTCCTGCGCCCCCACCCGGACGCTCACCGAAGCTGTTCCACGGATCTTCGGCCAAATCCTCGTACAAAGCTTTCTATTCTCATAATCCACTTTTGGCTTCCCGTTTTGATCCTTTCCCAAGATCGCCAGCCCCACCCTCTCAATAAAGGCGGTAACTGTATCCGATCCGAAGGCATAACCGGTATCAGCAGAGTATATTTTCGTCCCATTGGGATCTCCAAATATAGTTCTCCTCCTCTGCGAAGCAGCCCATACTGCGACTTGCTCATCCCATGTCCCCACGATCGAATCCCAGGTCCTTCCTGCACTATCCGTATATGCTCCCACATCCGCACAAGTTCCATTAAAATCCCGGATTGTCACATTATTTCCAGATCCATTCTGATAATTCCATACAATAGCTTTATTCGGGTAGGTTTGCCCGCTCTGCGGGTAGCAAAGCCATACCTCCTTGAACGCCGGGTTCTCGAAGCAGAAGGTATTTGAGAAATGATCCACATCCAAGTCCGCGAAGAATGCAGACTTATACCTCGATTCAAAAGGCCTCTCGACCGAGCTCACAGTTCCCGAATGGATTATGATATCATCCGGAGTCACTACGAAATGTCTATTACCTCCATCGAACTGACACCAACACCTCGTCGCGAGGATCCCGAAGCCAAAGAGCAGATCCGGGGCAAAAACATTCGTACCTCCAATGAACCTCAGACTATGAGTTGCATTCTCCTTGTACAGCACCATAATCGAGCCCAAGAGCCCGGCATCTAGCAGCTGCCCACCCTTCGTATCAGTAAGATGAGTTCTCCCCGCGCTCACAGTCGGGTCCGTGTAGTCCCAGCTTGTTGGAACCGCCCCGGGATCCGCTTCATTACTCCAGGTTATGGTTTGCGGCAATGCGATCCCGGTATCTACGAGGTTCAAAGCAACCAGATATGGTCCGATATTCCGAACTACTCGAGCTCGAAGGGTCGACGGCCACGCAGTCAGGTCCTGGAGCTTCTGCCCGACCGATTGAGGTGACCAATACTGCGGAACATCATGCGGATTGGTGAGGATCGGGATCCCAGCTAGCAAACACGCATTCCACTCCGCATAAGCAATCGCATTATAGGTGAACGCATTCTTCGTGATCTTCGTATGCACGCCCGCGTCATAGACGTACATATCTGCGAGGTCCCCATAAATCCAAAAGCTCGAGTTCGGCGCCGGGACATTCATCAAGAAGCCCGGAGCGATGCTCGGGGTCCCGAAGACTTGAGTGTGTCCAGCCATCCTCAATGCCTGGGCGTTATAGAACCTCATATCCCCCGCGTCCGACCACGCTTCCGGGGGCAGATACCACGGTGGGATATCCTTAATCACCCCGGCGGTGCCGAGGTTCTCAAGATTGATCAGATTCTCAATAGCCATCAGTTATAGAACTCCTCAACAATGATAATCCCTGCCGCGCCGGCCGCTCCAGCTGTACCACCCGCCGCGCCGCCATTTCCACCAGCTCCAACTACATAGCTCGTAGACCCTGGTAAATCCACCCAGAACTCCACATACTCTCCGCCTCCACCTCCCGCGGCCGCGTTCCCGCCAGAACTTCCATCTCCCGCGCCTGCGCCGCCAGCTCCCGAGTTCGCGGGCGCTGCACCAGGAGTCGGATTCCTGCCCGCAGCTGCACTGAACCCGAAGGGGGTCCCACCACCTGGAGATCCCCACCCGCCACCACCACCTCTACCTCCCGGTATGCGGACGACCAGATTCCCGGTCCCATCCGCACCTCCCGTTCCACCTGCTCCAGGGGTCCCAACCGGGCCTGTATTACCTCCATTCCCCTTAATCGCCGTCCAGCTTCCAAACGAGCTATCATTCCCATTACTTCCATTATTCGTCGATAGTGCACCTCCACCACCACCCCCGGCGACCATCCTCACCTTAATCCTGGTCACCCCGGAAGTCGGATTATAGGTCCCGGAGCCGGAGGTGAAGCGCTGCACAGTCGGTAAGCTCGAGCCTCCAACCGGGTTCGCATTCGCCCGCTGCATAAAGAGGCATTCCGTGACCCCACTTCCCAGCCCAAGGAAGAGGCCCCAATCATTCGCCTTCCACGTGATATTCCGTGCCCTATTCGGGAGGAAGAAGGTGCCTGAGTGCACCAAGGCCCCACCATCCGAATTAAACCTCACAATCCTCATCTGCCCGGCATTCAGCGTGATCGCGCTGATGTTAGTATTACCTGAGATTTGAGCGAAAAGCCCCTGAGTTGTTGTGAGATCAACAGTCGAAGCTGAAGGGACGATCGACGCAACTAGCCCGATCAGCGCGTCGAGCCCTTCCCAGCTCGTACTCTCCCCCGTCCCGCCATCCGTAATCGCGACATCCGTACCTCCAGTGAAGTAGGGCAGGACTGAGAGGTTGAAAATGGGGAACGCGAGCCAATTATTAAGAGCTAAGCACCATTGGCAGACAATACCTTGATACTGCTGAGTGAGTGCGAAGGTAGCTGCCCCATTAATGGTCTTCCCCGTCGGGGTCACCACCACCGTATTCGGGCCCGAATCCACCTTCCAGATCCAGTGCCGGATCCCGTCCACCGCAGGAGCTGCAAGATTGACCACAATTGATCCAGCTGTCGCATCGACCGGGACGGACTTATCATCATCCGTCGCCGCCAAATTCACAGTTGAGGTTTGAGTCGCAACTGAGGTGGGAATATACTTCGCCCGAGTCGAGTTCGGGAACGAATTCTGCAGCACCTTCTTAAGGAGCCGCAGATGATCATCTCCCTGACTCTCCTGATCTCCCCCGGCCGGGTTACTTTGATTCAGGTCAGCAATGAAAGTCCCAGATTCCAGGCCCATCAGTGCGGCCCTCCCATCTGCAAGCTTCGATTCGCCAGATCCCGATCCGTATCCCTTCGGATTAAGCTCGTCTGCCCGATCTGTTCCCACTCACCGAAGATCTGCATAGCTGCCGTATCCCGCAAAGGCCCGGCAATGAACTTCCCTGCCCTACCTAGAATAAGCATCGGGGCATACTTCAGCCACTTATTCTCCACATTCGTATCCAAGGTAGTATCTTTTGCATAATAGATCGTCTTCAAGGTATAAAGAGCATCCGGGGTGGGGAAGATCCGGAAGTAATTCCCTAACAGCGCATACGCCTCCGGCGGGCCCACCTTCGTCAACCCTGTACTATCATCCCGGTAGTTGATCCTCAAGGTATCATAATCATCCTTAACCAGATCCACCTCCGGATTATCCCCACTCACCACATCCGGAACATACTTAAAAACCGCCTCATCCGTCTCTGCGAGGAAGTCCAAAGGGATCGAAACCCTTTCATCTCCAATATCCGTCACCGTGTAGGAGTCCTCCGAAACCAGAAACCAAGGTAGAGGGTGATTGGCCTCGAGCAAGACCTGCGCGAGAATCAGTTGATTCACGATCGAGCTGTCCAAAGTCGTCCGGAAACCCAGCTGCTCCTTGATCCGGGCAACCCCCTCATCCCTCGTCATAACGGTGCCTCCGCCGTCCAAGTCGAGCTCTTCGGATCATCCGGCGGCCCGAATTCATACTCCACGTCAAAAACCATGGGATCAAAGACCCTGGAGTCGAAAACCCCGACCTTCCCACTATCTGGGGTCCAGTTGCTTTGACTTCTCGGGCTTACCGCCGCCCACGCCATTGCTAGGAGGCTTGGCAGACTTCCCAACAGCTCCTTCATTCTTCATCTCCTTCAACTTCTGTTGCTCCGCGGTCGCATCTGCAAGCTCCTTATGCTTCCGCATAAAAAACTGCACAATCGGGGCCGCGTACTTCAGTGGAACTTCATCCAAATAAGCCTGAAGTTCTCCTAGATCCTTCTCACTCAACACTAGCATTCTCACCTCCTTTAAGTTCCCGAGATCATGATCTTCCAATTCGTCCCATCACTCACCAGAGTACACCAAGCTCCATTCGTCGCTGGGAGGATTGCAGTTCCCGCGGTGGTGCTCGCCTTCGGCACCACATTCGAGCTTGCACTCACCAACGTCTGAGCTTGATTGTTCTGGAACATAACCTCCCTTCCGGGGTATGCCGACCCGGCCGGGAGGGTCACAGTGCAAGTAGCTCCGGCTTTGTTATTGATCACCCAATTCTCGTTCGCAGCGAGGGTGAAGTCCGCGGTCTTCGTAACCACAGCTCCTCTTCCAAAGCTCCCACTGAGCATCGTGAGGAAGCCGTCATTCCCAATCTGCCACCTATTCGTGATACCTGAAGCACCATCCAGCGTGGTTGAGAAGACAATCCTCCCCGGCATATCATTTGTGCCTGGGGTCCCATCAATCTGGAAACGAATTCCCGCAGCTTGAATAAAGTTCGTCCCATCACTACCTCTAGCAAGCAGAATCCCAACATCATCTCCACTTGCCACAATAGTATGCGTCCCGACAGTTCCACTTCTACTCTTCGCAAAGTTGAACTGAGCAGATAAGGTATCATTTGACCACTGATAATAGGCCATGCATTGTTGAGTGGTTGTCGTATGCGTCTGGAAGTTTGGTAAGGTTCCACCAGAATTTATCGCAATGTTCGAAGCAGCTGCTGTTGCAGTGTCTCCAACGGACACCTGTCCGGTTGTGAACATCCGCATCGCGCGGACCGCGCCATTATTACCGACCAGGAAATCAATGAAATCAGAGGTCCCGACTCCAGAGGTCGATTTAATCGAGAGCGAGCTCGAGGCCCCAGTTCCACCTATCACAATCGGAACCGTCACCTGCGTGGCGATCTCAGGAGAGGTCGAGAAGATGAGCGAGGTGCCCGCATTCGGGACATTCAGGATCGATCCAGCCGCGCCCTGGATATCCGCAACGTTCGCCGTCGCATTTCCGGTCACTCCAATGACCGACCTAGCAATCCCCTGCCGGATCTTCGTATTATCGACCGCGTTGTTCGCAATCCCGGCGGTAGCTATAGTTCCGAAGGCTAAGCTTGTTCCGGCCGAATCGACCCTTAGAACCTGATCCGCGGTGCCCTGAATCGAGGCGAAATCTGCCGTCGCGTTCCCCGTTACACCTAAGACGCTCCGAGCGCTACCTTGAGTAAGATTCGCGAAGGCGAGGCGGCCAGTTACTGCATTAGCTTGTGAGACATCAATCGCTCCAAACCCGACAGCCGTCCCGGACCGCCTCAAAACCTGGAAATCCGAGGCCGCGTTGATCTCCGCAAATGACCCCGCGGAGTTCGTTGACCTTCCGACTACCGAAAGGCCCGCCGCAGCTGAATTTTGGATCTTCGCAAACGTAATCGCCTGGGGCTGAACAGTCAGGGTCCCACTACTTAAAGCCGCATCCCCGCCCATCGTTACGAAGGCGAGGGCAGTTGCGCCAGAATTGACCTGAAGAAATTGATTCGCGGTCCCGGTTATATCCGCGCCAACTCCACTCGAGCTGGCACTCCGGCCCATCACCGAAAGCCCAGCGAGGTTTTGGATCTTCGCATAGGTGACCGCGGCGGCGGTAATACCACCTGTCGCAACGGTCCCGAAAGCCAGCGCAGTGCCAGCCGTATTCACCACCAAAACTTGATCAGCTGTTCCTTGAATGTCCGCATGATCCGCGGTCGCATTCCCACCTACACCCCAAACACTCCGGGCTGAACCTTGCGCAACGTTCGCGTAAGCCAACCTCGAGCTACCAACCGCGCCGGCTTGAGAAAGGTCGATCGATCCAAACCCGATCGCAGTCCCGGACCTCCGAAGGATATTGAAGTCCGCGCCCGCAGTGATATCAACTGCATCCCCCGCAACATTCGTAGGTTGGCCGACGACGGAAAGAGCTGCAACATCCTGCAGCTTCGCATAGGTGACAGAATTATCCGCTAAAGCTGTAGTTGAGATGATCGCAAAGACAAGAGCTCCCGCGATCCTTTGTAGCGTTAAGTTATCGGATGCGGCAGAGATAGCTTGAACAGATCCGGCAGTTGAACCAGACCTCCCAAGGACCGAAAATGCTTCAACCTGAAAATTATGCTCATCATTCCACGCGTTTTTCGAGACGAGATTCGAATCCGCTGACTGCGGCCGCGCAGAGATGTAGTTGTGTTTTAAGCTTGGCACGGGCAGCCCCTCAGCATATGCCGCATTACGCCCCGGGAGTAGTGCATCAAAACACCACCCCCGGAACGCACTACCTTACGACGCTACGAGCGGAAGCGTGTACCATTGGGTCAAGCTCTTCGCAACAAAGAGCGAAGGCATGACGCCGGAGGTCAAGCTCAAGGCGCCATTGGCGGCGATCGCATTGATCGCCCCACCCGTTTGTGGATACACCTTCAGTACCGCTGCCGTGGTACCTTTGATCCACACGACCGTGCCAGGGACACCCGGAGGCAAGATCACCCCCTTCGTGCCATCAGCACCTGTCACCACCGTGAACCCTTCGAAAAGGGCTGCCGCGTCAGTCTGAGCTGAACCGGCCGCCGCGACGTCTGCGTTCACCTTAATTCTCGGCCAGGAGGAAGCCTGACCTTCAAAAATCGGATCCTTAATCCGAGGATTATCAAGCCTACGTGCCATTTTCCATCTCCAAGTTGATCACCAAGCCACTCAGCTCGAACTGCTCACGTATCAGTCACGTTTCCAAGGTAAGCGCAGGTCAGGCCGCCGCGGTCCAAGGCCACCGAACATTCGGTCATGATATACCCACGCCGAACATCTTCGTCCTTGTTCTGCACATCATCAAAGGTCTTCGTATCTCGACCTTTGAGACAGACGTAGTTAATGGACGCGAAGTCCAAGATCAACATGGATTTTGCGTAGATACCTCCATGGATGTTCAGCAGAGGGTGGGACTTGATCAGCAGCCGGCCTTGTGGCATGATGAACTCCCGGAACTCCATCCCGTACTGCTTAATCACAGAATCAGAATTGAGCCGAACGTTCGTAGTCGCTGCTGCCACCTTCGCAAGCGAGTTGATAGCCGCATTACCAGCAAAGCAGATCCTCGTATCCCCCGCGGGGGAGTCGTAGTCGAACACCTTATAAACGTTATCCAGGAAGGAGTTCGATGCGTCCGTCCCTAGCTTCACCGGGCCCGAGAATACAAACTGCCTCGTGCTCGGGATTTGCTGCCGCAACCCACCAAACGTCCGGATGGGCTTCCCGTTCTCGCTCGAGGTCGTATTCTCGTTCTTCTGTCCGAAAATGATCGCCATCTCGATATCCCTCGAGTGGTCGAACATCTTCCTTTTCTTATCATTGCTCCACGGGTCACCGGTACGGAACCTGGTCTGATTGACCGTCCCGGTGAGCTCATAGGAGTTCTTAAAGATCTGGGTGTAGTTGTTGAACTTCACCGGGTTCCTCGTGACCGCCTTCGGAGCCGTCCCACCTTCCGCGTAGTTCGAACCAATCAGAAGGAGGAAAGCTTGGTCCGCGATGGTCGCGGGCGTCGTGCCTTGAGCTCCCCGTCTCACAGTGAAGGCGGTATCCGAAAGCGATTCGATCACCTCTATAACTTCTGGGTTGAAGGTCGCGTTATCGGAAGAGGGCTCCACCATCAGCAAGTCACCATTCTTCAGGTGGCTCGCCGTCCCATAGTTGATATTCAAGGTGCTCGCGCTCGGGTCAGCGGAGTTCACCACCACCGTCGTAGCGGCCGAGGTCAATGCCCCGTTCACCTTCAAGCGGATCAAGACGTTCGTCTCGTTCCACCACGCATACTCCGGATCGTCGACGCTCTTCTTCTTCGCCTTCGAGGTCAGCGCGAAGATCGGCGCGCTGCCATTCGGGTTCATGAAGAGAATCATCTCTCTAAAGTTCTTCGGCCTTTCATCTGTGCCGAAGTCGCCAGTTCCTCGCAGACCAGCAATAGCTGACATCTCTTACACCTCAGGTATCGAATGCTCCTTGGTCATCCAGAGCCATGATCCGACTCAGTCGGTCCCATTCATTAAGCTGGGGTTGCGGCTGTGAACTCGCCGGAGCGGTTGAAGTACCAGCTGGCACGAACGCCGGAAGGCCATTAGGCTGCCTTACAATTGGACCCGGGGTTAATGGAGCTGGTGGTGAAGCGGGAGCAGGCGCAGTCCCACTAGGGACCTGGATTGGAAGACCCAGGACCGCACATGCCATTGCACCCGTCATCTGGATGAACTGATCCCGAGTCGCCTGGGGGTTCATTTGACGATAGGTCTTCATGACATCAAACACGACCTTCTTATCAGCGCTCTTGAGCTGAGGCCACCTTTCGAAGTAAGCGTCCTCCGCCTTCCGAGAGCTGTCCCGTTGATTAAGCAGGCCGTGCATCATCGCGGGCAGCTGCTGTGCAAACATCTTCGTCATCGAGCTGACGACGTTTACATGCACCTTCGCTTGCAGTTTCGAGAGCACAGCTGATTGCTCAGGCGTAAGACCTAAAGCATCCAAATCCTGCTGTGGTATCCCATACTGCTGCTGAGCGAGGTAGTCAGTAAACACGCCTTGTTGCTGGACGACTGCATCAGCAAGCTGATGCAACACTTGCGTCGGCTCAGGCTCCGCAGCTCCCGTCTGAGGGGGTTGCTGAGTTTGCACTGGAGTCTGCGCCTGCTGTGCTGCCACAGGTTGAGCCACAACGGGCGGAACTGCAGGAGGTGTTACCACCGGCGGAGTCGTCACCGGAGGAACTGCAGCTACGGGCTGTTGTGCGACCTGCGTCTGCACGGGTGGGGTAGCAGCCGGAGGCTGACCCTCAACCACCGGGGTCGCCGGTGGAGCTTCAATAACATCGCTCTCTTCTTCGATGTCATTCTGCATCGGATCGAATGCTTGGAGCACCCAATCCATATTCACTTCCTTCTCACCCTCCGCGATCGGATCCGGAGCAGGAGCAGGACTAGAAGCTGGAGCTGCGGGCTCGACAGCTGGAGTAGGAGCTGGAGCGCTAGCTGGAGCAGCGGGGGCCGGCGGCGCAGCTGGAACGCCGCTGCCCGATCCGTCGCCCGCGAGAAGTGCTTGTACGTGCCCGAGAATCATCCTCTACCTTCTTCCTCTTCTTGCGCCATCCACGCTTGCAGAACAGCTTCGTTCGTATCTATCAGGCCCTGCGGGATCGCAAGAAAAGTCTTAATGCCCCCGACCTCGCCAGCCAAATACTTAGCTCTCAGTGGTTCCACCTCCGGGTCGAGAAGGATCGTATCCGTCCGGTACTTCATCTGGTATTCCGCGGCCCTGCTCAAAAGCTCCCATCCAGGACTTGAAATCAACTCCTCCATCATCTTCTTCTGCCGGGCCGCTTCCACCCTCTGTTCCTCGGTCACTTTCTTCCACCTTCTCTTTTTCCATAGCTTCCATACCTTGGATCCCAGACCACAACTGATTAAGATCGCCGAGACAACGAATAACCACCATGCCACACTACATCGCTCCAGCTAGAGCTCCCGGACCACCAGGATAACCAGGGGCCGATTGCGCACCCGGAGATGATCCATTCGCGCGTTTCGTTGCAGAACCTGGCCCACTCGGCGTCAGCGGAATACTCCCAGGAGGAGCCCCCATCCCGGGCGGCAGCACTTGCACCTTGAACTGCGTGATATTCTTCAGCCCCGCGAGCTGAGCTACCCATTGGAAGATCCCTGCCCAATCATACCCCATTCCAATCTGCGCATTAGTCATCCCGGTACTCATCAGCTGCTCCCACAGCTGCACTTGCGCCATCCGGTCAATGGGTAAGCTCCCATCTACTGGGACGAAATCAAAACCACCTGCTATGTTCTCCGGGCGAACCATAATGAAGCTCTGCCCGGCATTCATCAACAGATCACCCGCGATCTTGAACTTCAGCTCCATATCATAATACTGCTGGGTGTTCTGGACCATCATCACGGATAACGGATCAAACCCACACGTACTGGCAAACTCCGCCGACGTCTTAAGACGATTAATACCCAGAGATGTCGAGGTACGTACCTCCGTAGCCGTTTTTCTACCTCCTGTGGAGAGCATACCCATGATCTGATCATTCACACCTCCAGTCCGCTCCCCGATCCCAATCATCATCTGGAGATCCTGAAGATGCGTTCTCGTCACATCATTGATTGCCATCTGATTCATCGGAAGCCGGGTATCAGTTCCATACGCCTCGGGCTTGAGTCGGATCACCCCGCCGGGCAACGGATCCAAAACGTCCTTCATGATCACCCGGCTCGGATCGACCACGAACTTATTATTCAATGCAGCTCTCACATTATAGAAATGCGAGTTCACCAACCAGTCCACGGTGTTCTGGACCGGCTCAAGTATCTCTGGCATCCCGCGAGAAGTGAGGCCGTAGCCTTCAGGTTCAAAAGGAATAGTCGAATAAGGAAAGCGACAATGAAGAGCTCCAAGCGGCTGGCACCCCATGAGCACAGTAAAGTCATCCGTGGTAGTAAGGACCCACTTCTCAGGATAATCAGACTGCCCAAGCTGCCACTCCTTCGGTATGAGCTCCACCGCGAGCTGGATGATCCCGACCACCATCGGGTGCTTGATGAGGCCTTCGAAATCACTCCCCATCTCATTCGCGCGAAAGTTCGCAAGCGTCTCCGGGCGCTCCAGCTCTGAGCTCCCTTCCTCACTGCTCACAAAGTCCCGACCGGTCTGCATACCGATCAGGTCTACATTCATATAATACCCTTGCTTCTGCCTTCGAATGATCTCATTCCAACCCACCTTCCGTCGCTCGCCGCAATACTCACCTGATTGGAACTCCCGCATGGTGTAACGAGTATCCCAGATAAAGTACTGAGGTTGTATATTATAAAGCCGGTTTCCTGCATAAGTCCGCATGGGCAAGGACTGCTGCACCTTCTGCTTCGGTCCAATGGGCATACCAGTGACAGTATCTGTCTGCTGTTGCTCTTGGATCGTGGTGACAACATCGATCTTCTCATCCCAGAAGAGCCCGACAATCCCTTCCCCATACTTCAAGCTGTCGTAGAGCCAAGTATGGAGATACTTGGTCATCTGCGCTTGCATCAACTGGTAAGCGACTAAAGCCTCGAGAGCTTGAACCTGCTGTTGGGTTTCACCGTGACGACCTGTGTACTGGAATACGGGGTCGCGGCCCATAAATACGCTCGTAAGGTAGGTATAGGCAGCCATAACAACTGCATAAGTGTAGGGGATCTGTATAGTGGTGTACTGCGGAAGCCCATTCTCCCGGCCTCTGCGCCGAGCTGCATCAACCTCTCTTTCGGGAATAAAGGCGAGTACACGTTCCTCCGCTTCCCGCCATTTCGCCGCCTTGAGAGAGATACCACTTTCCCACATCCGGACGCGTCTTTGCACTTCGCCCCGGATCCGCCGGGCGAGGTCACTGTCATTTGGGATATTCCTAGTTAGGCTGGGCATAGGAGCTCGCCTTCACTGAGAGACCACGACCACAGAAACGTTGGAGCCAGTCGTCACCTTCCACCCACCCGACTGAGTCGCGCGAGCTCCAATCCGCATCAGGAAGGGCTTCGTATCAGCTAGAGTCCCGAAGACCGTGGTCAGGATCGTATTAGCTCCATCCTTGAGCACAATGTTCCCAGGTGTTGTCGTCGCCGGGATCACCAGGATGTGCTCGAGGAACTCACCCGGCTGCCCGTTCGCGATCACCACATCCGTTTGGCCGGCAGCGATCGCCTTATAATTCGCGTACGCGACTCTCGCATCTTGCATCTCAGGGAGCTCCTCTATAATCCTCTAAGGCCTCGAAGTCCTGCTCACGCCCCCGATACTGATCTTCACTCACATTCCCCACATGACCACTTTGCAATGAGGTGAGTGCGACCGCAGTCGCTTCCAGCTCATCATCATGTGTCCCATCCGGATTCTTCCCGGGATAGTGGATGTACTGGGAGATGAACCCAGTCTGCGTGCGCCGAACATAAAGCTGCTCATTCGCCGCCACACCTTTCACCCCCTGGAGGATCCGATCGATCTTCCTCCTCTTATCATCAAAGGGCTCGACCACCCAATACCTTCCAGCTCTCTTCATCGCCTCCTTCAGCAACCAAGTCAAGGTCCGCTGATAGGCGACCGATTCAACGAGGACCTTTCTTGGAGCCCATCGACTTGCGAGTTCGAAAAAGGTGGCGGATGTCCAGCTTGGATCATGCCCTCGGTTGGCGACGAGCTCCAGAAGATAATACTTTCCTCTTCGTCTCCCCACGATGGCATGCGCTTCGAAGTCATTCTTCTTGAGCCCCTTAGCAATCGCCGCATCAGAAGGCGGAGGTACGGGGTCAATCGCGTACTCGATCCAGAGCTCGTCCCGAGGAGGCTCAGGCTCTTCTTCTCCAAATCCAAAGTAACGAAGCCACGCTTCTCTAAAAGCTGAAGTCTCTGGCGTAACGAGCCGTACCTCTTTTTCTCGGGCGAAGATAGATAATGTATTGCGTGATATAGCTGCACGTTTCTCTTTCCTCAACACCTCGGATGGATAGCGGATGGGCCAGCTGGATTCCTGGAGCTCGATCGCCAGCTCCTCTGTTTCCGCGGTCCAGCACCCGAATCTCGCGGAGACGAATTGCGGGTCCTTTAGGCATTCAGTGGAAAGGTCCTCGAAATCCTGCGGGGTATTCAAGAGAACCATCTTTGCATCAGGCGATTCAGATGCAGGTGAAAGAGATTCCTTAATCGCACCAAGCACCAGATTCTTGATCTTCGCCCGGGATTCGATGGTAGCTGCATTCTCATCATTCAGAACGTCATCGACAATGATGAGGTCTGGACGCCAATCGTCCAGATTAACACCCCGAGTAGAACCAGTAACGCCGTACGCCAGAACATGGACCACATGATCTTCAACCGTGTGCTTGATGACAATGTGCTCATCTGAGAACGGCCTCGCGCGCTCTAGCTTGAAGACCTCTGTCCATTCCTTATTCTTGAGGATCTGGGTCTTGAGCCAGCCCACAGACTGCTTCGCCTTGTCTTGAGATGCTCCGATGTATAGGATGGTGCGGGAGATCCCGTAGGCGATGCGCTTGGAAGCGAATCCACGAAGAAGGGTCGTTTTAGCTCCGTCTCGCATGACTTGGATGTTGACGTATCTTGCGCTCGGGTCGTCAAGAATGGTCCAGATGTCTGCATGGAATGGTGGACTCTCTTGTCTGAAGGTCTTCGGAAAGAACTTCTTGCAATAGAAGATCGAATCCACCGCGCAGTGCTGAATGAGCTCAGCGAGTGGGGCCCGATCTTCAGCTGGAGGTTCGGAAGGAAGAGGAGGAACCTGGATCGCGGTCGGGGGATCGCGAGGTTCACTGCGGAGTTGAGGAGCCGCAGCCTGGGCCGCTGGCGCTAGCTTTCGCTCCTCTCCCTTCGGAACCACCGCCTTCGGCGGAGGAGATGGTCGGGCAGGAGGAGGAGACGCGGGCGTGGGCTGCCCGGCCTCCCCCTTCTTCTTAGCGGGCGCAGCGGGGAGCTCAATCGCCCCCTTGTTCAGCGCCTCTAAGAAATCTGCCCGGAGCTTCATCTTCTTAACGAATCCCGCGCTTCTTCTCGCGCAGCCGCTCAGCTTTCGATTCCTTGGCCTCTTGAGCCTTGGTCTCGCCCTTCTCGTTCTTCAGCTTTGATTTCTTCGCCATAATCCACCTATCGCTTTGGAGCACTAAGCTTCGGATCTGAGCCCTTGCCCTCGACCGGATAGTCCTCGGTCGTGAAGAGAGGACCTGTTCCGCCCATCATCCCAGGGCCGAACTTCAGTTTCAGCCGCAAGCCACCTTCGAAGGCGTCCTTCGTGACGCCCGCCATCAGGCCGCCAAATGCGTCTGCATCAAACCTGGTGTAGGTCAAGCGGAGGTCCATGTAGAGCGGAGAGTTCGCAATCCGGAACTCGTCACCGAGGCCGAGCTTCCAATTGCTACCCTTCCCATAGTTCGAGTCCATTTGACCCCAGCCGCCCGCGACATAGACCAGGTTGGTATTCGACGTGAGCGCACCCGCGCGGGCAAGGAAGCTGTATTCATTCTTGAAACCAACCGCCTCGGCGCTGCCGAAGATCCAATCATAATTAGCTTCACCGCCGATCACCAGAACGGAATGCGGCAGGCGCCAATCGCAGTTCAAGGTCACACCCGCCTTCTCACCATTGGTGCTCAAACCCACATCACCACTCCAGGCGGAGCCCACAATGTACGAGCCACCAGCTCCCATTCCGCAACCCGTCCACTGTGCCTGAGCTGGATAAGCAAAAGCGGAAGCCAGGATGGCTGCCGCCATTATGATCTTAGACTTCATCTCTAGACCTCTCTGTCGTCAGAGCTCCCCGTGAATCATCTTCAGAGCTCGTCGTTTCGCTCGGTTACACCTGTTCGTCCACTCCGGCCCGAGCACCCGCCATCGTGGATCACTCTTGAACCTACGCCTCCGGAAGAACTCAACCCCCGAGATCGCGATCTCCGGTTCAATCTGGGAAACTAAGCTGATGATTCCATCATCTATCTGGACGTCGAATCCGCTTCCTCCACTAACGAGCCTAAGCCATCGGTTAGTGTTTTCAACTCCGCACACGAGAGAAGTGTCGAAGCAAAAATAATCAAGGCCAGTTGGAAGAAGATCCGCCCGACAGGGATTCCAGAGCTCTGCTTCATAAATCTGAAGAGCCTCTTCCTTCGCCAGCTCTTTAAGCTGAGATGGTGTTGCATCCCCTCTCCACATCGCGAGCTGTCGGAGGTCGATCCCAAACTTTCGTTCGAGTTCGCCTTTAGTACCGCGAGGTTTGAAGCTAGCTCCTTCGTCGTCGAGCGCGAAACGGAAAGCGACATCACGAGTGTTCCTCATCTTTGATCTTCATGCCGAGAGCATGAACCCCAGGTACGAATGCCCCATTCGCTTTCAAGATGGCTCTGTGCTTCACTTCTTCAGCTTCTTTCGCGAGCTTCTTCGCCTCCTCCATCATCTTATCGAAAGCCGTGCTGTGCTTCGCGGTGAACTCGTCGGCCTTCTTCCGAATCCACAGCATGAGGTTCATTTCTTTCCAACAGCTGCCGCGAGAGCGTCGATTGCCACCTTGAAGTCATTCATCGCTTTGAGATATGTAGAAAGGATCTCAACCCGCTTGTCATTGACTTCATCTATCTTAGCTCGATCCTTCTCCCGGGCTTGCCGCTCCTGGTTGAGTTGATAGATGAGGTAGGCGCAAATGCCCGCGATGATGGCACCTGGAATGCCGAGAGTCGATGTGAGGAATTTTGCAAGGTTAAGCCACCCGTCCATCGAAGCGGCTCCATAATAGGATGGGGTGGAAGCCGTCACGGATGGTGAAGGCTTCGTCGGTACAAATCACGTGAGAAGGTGGACGAGGGAGCCGGATTAGAGGATCATAGTTTTTACAGATCTCCAATCCGAAGACGCGAAGGGCACCTCCGAATGCTCGATGCACAATAGGAATATAGAAGTCATTGAGCTGATGATATGCATCAGCGGTGTGGCGGATCTTAATCTCCACCACGCAGACCTCGGAGAAATCCCGCGAGAAAAGCAATCCATCTGGAATGGCATACTTCTTCCCTTCACCTTCGTTGAAGCAAAACGGGAGGTGGGCGATGAAGCCCGGCTTCGCGCGTAAGGCCGCGAGTACCTTGGCCTCATAAATGAGACCTGCTTTGGCGCCGGGACGACGTGGTTTGAATTTCGGGAGAGCTATAAGGGGAGCTAAATGGGCGTAGAGAAGCTCACTCTTGAGCTTGCGTTTGAAATAGGAGAGGTGAGAACGGCCGCTCGGAGTTCCCCTGTCAAGGCTCCTTTCCGTTCCCACCTCTCCATTCCCCCAGGACACCTCACCCTCCAGTCTGGGAAGGAGGTGTGATGTCCTTTGCATCAAGCTCGAGTGTCCCCTTCGGAGCTTGACGCTGCCGCATCGCAGCCCGGGCTTCGGCGAGCTCCTGCTGCGAAACTCCAAGGTTGATCTGTACGTTCGGGGGCCCGGGGTTGCTAGAGACCTCCGGTGCAGCCCGCTTCATAAGAACTTCGGCTGTTTCAAGGAGCTGGTTATATGGTATGGTTTCCGGCGAGCTCTCGAGTCTCCGCTGGATCTCCCCAACAGCCGCGTCCGCGGCGGCGAGAGATTTGTCTCTAATGGTGACAAGAAGAGCTTCAGAGTGTTGCGCCGAAAGCCTCTTGAAGTAATCTTGAAAAGCGTCGGAGTTGATGACGGCGGAGATCCAAGCTTGGGAGCGCTGGAATTCATCGGCGGCCTCTCGGAGCTTCTTATTCGGATTGGCGATGAGCCAATCCGCCAGCCGCTGGTGCCAGTGATTCACCTTAAGGAGCTGGACGGATTGTGCCATCAGAGCGCGATCACATAGGAGGTTAAGCCATGCAGGATATCACCTCCAATCTTCCACTGGCATTCACTTAGGAGGTAGGATGGATCAGGAGGGGGAGCTGAGCTGACGCCGGTCAGCCCGCTCATGATCGCAGGAAGATCGATCATATGTACCCCTCCAAGCTGCCGAGCGCACCGCGGCAACTGCGGGGAGCTATAGAGAATGAGGCCGGGTGTGTCAATTCTGTGTCTGCATAATGCGGCGTATGTGGGGCAGGCTGCTCACAGCATATGCTGCATTAAGCTTTCTCAAGCGGGTACTTCCGGAAGAGGTCTTGCGCTTACAGGCGGGACCCCCCGCCTGGGGGCGGTGCCCCCCTGCCTCGTTCGCGCCCCGCCGCGACAAAAGGTCGCGGCATGCGTCAGAAGGTCGCAGTCTCAGGTGCGACCTTTTGCCACATGGACTTGGGCGGGAGGTTGGAGTAGGATGGAGGTCCAAGTCGAGGAGTGGCCTAGCGCCCGGCCGCAGTAACGGCCTCCCGGACTCACGCCTCCCGGTTGCAATCCACTGGGGGGACGCGTAGTCAAAAGGAGGCGACAGCGAGGCGGCCCTCGCCCGGAGTCGGATGAAGCGGACCTCGAGTCATCGCGCGCGCACGCGAGGTCAGTGGCCCCTAGGGCCCGCGCAGTTCCCGGCTCCGGTCCACCACCGATTTGATGCATTACGCCCTGGGCGTAATACGACGTAAGAGAAAAAGCTGGAAACATGAAATGGGCGGTTCACGCTGAGAAGCGCGTGGCCCGCCTATTCCGCTCGTTCGCGCGAACCCTCCCCCCTATCCCCCCACCTCCCCACCCATACTACCTTGTTTTTTTTTTTTTTTTTTTTTTATCTTATATAGAGGGACGGGG